AAGAGATTTTGACGCTATGCCCTCCTGACCTTCTTGTAGATTCATTCTGTCAACAAACTCAGAATAAATCTCGCCGCCGTTGATTTCATCTGCGGTGCGAGGGAAATCTTTAGAGTAGTCTTCTACCATTTCGCGAAGATTTTCTTGAACTACCTTGGGTTGCTCACTCATCGGCTTATCCCAATCAAGAAGCTCGTCCTGCTCGACGTTGAGTTCTACGGTGTAGAGGGAGCCTTGTCTCGTATTTTGATTTTTTCAAATATCTAATTCTTTTTTGCTTTATTCCTGTTCTTCATCATTTCATAAGTCAGGATTTTTTTGCATCTTAGCCTTTCCAACCCTCTTTGATTTGTTCATCTACACTATTTTCCAGCTGTATTATATTTGGTATTCGTCGTTCCTTTGTCTTCCGTTAATACCATCTTGGTGATAAGCTAGATTGATTTGATATTGTTGTGCCTCCTCTTTCTCCTGAGCAAAGTAAAGTCCCTAGCCGTACGCCTGAGCGCCCTCGCCCGTGCCGATCTGCTCAGTGCTGAATTTATCAACTTTGTGTGGAGTGCCGTGGAAAGCAGAAATTGAAAAACTAGCAGGCCCAACAACCCCGCCATCCTTAGTTGGGAAAGTTTGGGTATTGTCTGTCGGCGTGACTTCGGCCCGGCCGAGGGAGAAGCTAACCTCTTCTAAACCTGCTACGCGACCCTCATCTTTAAATTTAAGAACTTCGCCAGCTAAAGGAAGCGCGCCTTTTCTTGGGTTAAAAATATCAAGAACATTAACCCGTTTTGGAAGCTTACCATAAGGTTTGCCTTTGAGAATCATTGGGTAACTTCTATGTGGAGCTACTCCTAAATCTTCTGCTGAAGTTACATTTTTCGCTTGCCCTTTTTCAATACTAACAATTCCTAATACGTCTCCAGTATTAATGTCTCGCGTATTATCAACCTCCATTAACTCAATCATGCGAGTAACATCAGGCATTCCTTGCTTTACATAAGCGGTCGCTCCAAGTTTTTGAGCAGTGACATTTCCTTTTACGTTTAAACTTGTAGAAAACATTTTAGAGCCACGACTATCAAAAGTTCCTCCATTTTCTTTTAAGAGAGAACTAAAAAATTGATCGATAGACTTCCAATCGTTTTTTATTCTTTTTTGCCCAAGGCGCTAGCTCCTTAACACTAGGAGACTTACCCTTTTTTCTAGCGCTTTCATTTTCTTTTCTTTGAGCGTTTTTCTGGGCAGGTCGTGTAGTTTTTAACACCTTGATCACGAACTTTGTTTAAAATTTCTAATGCTTTCTTTTCACTAATAGCCCCTGACTTTATTGCCCCATTTAAGCTCTTCAGTATACGCCATCGCAAAGGTTTCATTCCCTGTAATATTTCCTGTCTGATAAGCAAAAACCAAAGCCAGCCCATCTCTAGCGTCAGCAGCATTAGCAATTCCAGAGTGCATACTATCGCTGCTAACTGCCCATGCCGCTCCTTTATGATGAAGAGGGTAATCAATTCCTCCTTGGCATTCTATAGAAATTCCCGACTTAGGGTCTAATCCTTTGTAAGTGCCAACCCTCATTCTGTCGGCGTAAAACCCAAATAATTTTTTACCTTTAACGTCAGAAGGTTTTAATGTTTTCCATTCTGGCGAAAGACTAAACGAAACTTGATCACCCTCAAAACCAATTTCGGCAAGTTTATCATCATCGATCTCAACATCGGCTAAAGTCCCAGGCTCATCTTCAATACCTTCTTTAATTTCTGTTTCAGTAAGAGGTTCTCCTTGCTCGTCTCCGTCTCTATCTTTGTAAGGCTTAACATCTTCTGCTAAAGAATACGGCACATCTACCATTTTCCCGTCTACCATCTGAACAGGCACGGCATCACGCTCTGATTCAAATGACTCCTGCGAAGTTTTGCCAACAAGCATATCGGAAAGAGCATCAAGCTGGACAGAGCTAAGTTTCCCTTCTCGTTCTGCCTTTTTCATTACTGCTGCCCTGCGAAGCGCTAAACCGAAAAATTCTTTTATTGCGTCAACAAATGCTTTTAGCTGAACCGCGCCAGGCCTACGCGAACGAACCATTGCTGAAAGGTTTTTACTAAGAAGCTGTCTCATTTTAGACTTCTTTCCATTTCGCGTTCTAAGGGCTAACACCTCGGCTAGTTCCGCGACAGCTTCATCTAAAGCTACTTCTTGATTACTTTCTGACATTTCATCAAAAGTAGCCGGAAGAAACCTATCTCCCTCATCAAGCATTCCATCTAGGGCTTTAAGAGATCCAATTTGCTGAGACCTAGACCATTTGCCATTTGCCATCAATATCCTTCGTTTGCCATGACCTCGCTCATGTATAAGCGTTAAAATACTTGATCCATTGAAAATCTTAGTGGCAGCTTCTTTGCGGCCCATCTGACCAGCAGGTATATAAACACCAAAAATAGTCTGGCCTCCAGACATGACCTCTTCGGTTACTTCTCCTGTCCCGCCGTTTCTTTGCTCAATAAGCTTAGCCTCAGTCTCAATGCGAGCATCTGATCCAGGTAGTTCAACTAAAGCGTCAGCTTGCGTAAACGTCCGAGTCTCAATCTCCACCATTTCCCCAGACTCATCTACATCAAGCCTGCCAGCCTCAAACTTAGAAAGCAGCTCGTCAAACGCTGCCTGTCTCTGGCTTTCCTTTACGCCAAAGATTTCAAACACAGTTTCTGTAGCCTGTTGAGCAGTCTCTAAGGTAGCGATAATATCGCCACTTTCTGTATTATAAACTTCATACCCTTTCTTTTTAGGGTCCATTCTGACACCAGGCGAAATTCTTAACTGACTATACTCTGCTTGAGTTTTCTTAGCCATTTCGTTCAGCTTGGCTAAATTAGCAACTGCTTCTTTAGTCTCCGGTCTTGTGGGGTCTTGAGACTCAAGCATCTCAAAAAACGCTTTGCGTTTGCCAATATCCTCTGATTCTTGAAAGTTCTGAACTTTTTCTTTCTTCGTATCCACTTGCAACAAGCTCATCAGTGCTTGCCTCATTAGCCATGGCAATTGATTTGTCTACACCTCTATCTCTAACAAAAGACCCCTAATGAAGCATATGGAGATATAGATAAGAAATGTTTCCAGATTTCTAGAGCCAAAATTGTCCCAGTGAGCATCCCAGTCAGCTTCTGGTATGTCGCTTTTTAAGCCCATTTAAAACGTCATTTCCAACTTCTGAAAGAATTGCTTGGATTTCTTCAGTTGTGGTCTCTGCTCCACTTCTAGCTAACGCTTGTAAAGTTACCCTAAAATGTTTTTGAGTAATCTTATTAACCACATTGTCTAAAACAGGAAGCTTTCTAGTTACTGCCCCTAATCCAATTCGCTCAGGTATAAACTGAAGTAACGCAATTGGAGACCCAACAGTAGTTGCAAGTTTGTTAGACTCCTCTCTAGAAACACCAGCGTCTATTGCTCTCAAATAGTAATCTTCTTGGTTTGACTCCATAAGAAGACCCATTGTTCCAGCAGGCCCAGTTAAAATACTTCCGGCAATACTAAATCCAACGCCAGGAGTGGCATACAATGCTTTTTCGGCACTAGATAAAAAGGTATCTTCTTCTGCTAAAAGTTTAATTGGATCACGCTGATCTCTAAACCTTCTAATCTCAGCTAAAAACCCATTAACTTTATCGCGATAAAGAACGTCTTCGGCTACAAAATCTGCTCCAGTAGAACCAGCAGAAATGCCTGACAATAAATCAAAAAAACCTTCTTTAAACTTTCTTGAAAAGCTTTCAAAATCTCTTCCCGTAGACTTGGCCAAGTTAGACAAAAGCCCCTCTTCTCCTTTAGTTGCCAAGGTCTGCTTCTCAATAAAACCTAAAAGTTTAGCGGTTCTTGAAAATTCTTCTTCGTCTAAATCTTCTATTAAACGCAAAGAAGAATCCATGTCATTATTCCTAATAAACTTATCAAGATTTCTGACAATAGGTATAACATCATTAAACTCATCTTCAAAAGCTTGCTTAAACGATTTGAATTTATTAGCGGCTGCTGCTGGATCTTTTTGATAAACAGGATCAGCTTTAGCTGCCTCACCCCATGAAGCGTCATATTTACTCCATCCAGTTAATGCTGAAAGCAAAGCCTCGTTACGAATAGTTTCATTGAAAGCAACTTGATCTCTTTTCTCTGTAGCCCTATTAGTTAAAGCGATAACAAAAGCTTGCTCAGGATCTCCTAAATCTTCAGAAAGATCTTTGCCAAATAATTGCTTGTAAGCTTGTCCTCTGCCTATTTCGTATTCAGAGATTGTTGGAGGGTCATAACCAAGCTCTACCTCCATAGTGGCTCTAATTAATGCTTGGTTTTTGACCGACTTGCTCGACTGTGGAGAAAAGTTTTCGTAATCTAAAAGAGCGCTATCAATATTACCTAAAGACTCTCTTACCCAGTTGTTTTGAGCAACAAGCTTTTCACTTTCAATTTGGGACAATTGAGGCTCTTCTTGAACAGAATCGTCAAAATTTATAACATCAGAAATATTGTTTTCTGCATCTTTTAACAACTGATTATAATCAAGTTTTTCCTGTTTATTTTTAATTTCTGCAGATTCTTCAACTTTTGGAGCAAACCTTTCATCTGTAATCCCTTCAATATACGGAGGATCATCAGGAACTGTCATAGGCTCAGTAGATTTCTCTTTTTCTGGAGTATACCTCTGATCTGTTACACCTGGCACAAATGGAGGCGCGTCAGGAGTTGTTATTGGCTGTCCTTGATAGTCAGGTTCCATGTTTTTAGATTATTCGTATTGCCTGTTAAGCTTTTTTATTTTGGGCGAGGAGCCAGTAAATTTTTGTCAGAAAGATCTCCTGATTTCTTGTAATCAAAATGACCTTTGACAAAATCAAAAACTTGCTCTCTTGTTGCGTCCTTTTGCGTTGCTAAAAATTTTGAAAGCTCAATTTTGGCTTCTCCTAAAATCTTTTCTTTTTTTAGTTCTGCTTTTTTAACATCTTCTTCGTATTGCTCAATAAATGCAGGGTCAACAACCTGAAAGCTGTCTGGCTTAATCTCCATAATAGCTTGAAATATAGCCCTATCTTTTTGGCTGAAATCTGCAACTGCTTTTTGACCGCTTCTATAATACCTACGAAACAAATACTCAGAAGCTGGCCCCCTGTAAGTTATAGCTTCATCCATTTTGGCCTCTGCCTCAGATTTTGCAGCTTCCGCTATTTTTTTAGCGTGTTCTGCTTTAAACCCAAATAATTTTAAATCAGTTTCGTTTTCCAAAATCCCTTCAGCTTTAGAAACTCCTAAAGCTAAACTTGGGGGAGCTTTGGGTTTTTGCTCTAAAACAAAATCATCAATTAAATTGTAACCATAATCGTTTATTGACTTTTCTTCTTCAACTATTGCGTCGCGAATTTTTTCAATCTTGTCTTGCAAATGAGTTTTGTAGTTACTGCTTTGAATCTGTTCTGACAGATCTAGTATGTTAATAAAATTAGCATCCGCATCTTCTCCGTTTGGATCATAGTCTCGTATAAGTGCAGAAACATTTCCAATTAATTGTTTTTGGTATTCTGGAGTAGCGATAATTCTGTTTCTTTCATCGCTGTCTCTACCCTCAATAACACCAAGAAGCTTTGCTGTTTGCGCCGCGCCTAGGTCTGGAGCTACGCGAAGAATATCTTCTTTTGTGTTAATAGAATTCGCATAAATACCATCCATTGCAGCAATAGATTGGTTTCTTTTCTTTTTAGCTAAAGCGCTTTCTGCCGATGACTTTAATGCTCTTTGTTGAGCCTTTGAAATACCAGGTATGTCTTTTTCAAAAACAGCAACATTCCCATCGTATGCAGCATCTTGCAATGCATCTAAGGTTTGTTGTTCTCTAATTTTTGATACACGACTCTCCACTTCGTGATCTTGCATCTTTAGGCTATACGCTGACTCTTTAAGGTTCTCTATAGCTCCTTCATAATCCCTGTTTTTTAGATAAGAATCTTGCCGGTTCTGAAACTCTCCAGATATAATTTGAACTTGAGCAAGGCGAGCGTCTCTTTGTGCGCTTCTCATAATCTTCTGCTCGTACGCCATAAGCCTCGTATTAAGAGAACTCATTGCGTCAGCAGATAGATTCTTGGAGGCTAGGGAGTCCTTAAATGCTTTTGATGCTTTTGTTAACTGATCGTCCCAGCTAGAAGGATTATTAAAGTTAAGTTTTTGCTGCTCAGCCTCCATAAAAGCGCCGTATTCGCTTTCAGTTCGCAAAACGTCAATTTTGTTTTGCTCTTGCAAGATTTCCATCTTAGCAGCGTGCATTTCCTCGCCTACCGATCCAACAGCTTGTGCTATTGCTTGCAGACCAGAAGTAGAAGGGACTCCAACTCTGATTCCTGCTGCCTGCTCTGGAGGGACTGCTGGCCCTGTTAAATTTGGTAATTGTGGCATAACTTAAAAAGTTTTTGTTTTACTAAATCCTGGAGTTGCGTCCTCTATGGCTTTTATTTTGCTAGAAATCCTAGCTGCTCCTCCTATAAGCTGGCCCATTGCTGTAGCTTGCGCGTTAGCTCTTGCTACTTTTCCTTGGTAGATCTGCATCTGAGCTTCGTTGCGCCTTGCCTTATCTCTAAATGACATCTGCCTAGCTTCGTCTAAAATCTGTAATTCAAGTCTTGAAGTGGCCTCATCAAAGTAATCCGCGCTAGATCCCTGAGTCGTATCAAGTCCAGACTCTTGCATACGGAGTTTAATCGATGATAACGCTCTTTCGTTTTCAGTTCTCTTGCGAGCCATGCTTTCTAACGAAGCTTCTGCCTCCTGCTCAGCCTGCCGCGCAATAACTCTCGCATTATACCTAGCAGACTGCATTGCCATCTGCCCTTGTTGAATTGATGCACCCGCTTTCATTGCAGTTGCAGCGCCCATTAAAATGTTTGGAAGTCCCATTTCTTTATATTGTTTGAACCATTTGCGCCATAGGTGGCCCGACTTGTGTAAAACCTGAGCGAGAACACTCCCTGACCATGCCTTTAGACTGAACAAAAGCGATTAGCTTGTTGACGCCTTCTGCCTTGGCTATCTTTTGTAACTCCTTAAATAAAGTGTCAGCAATCTTTCTAGACTTGGACACAGTTGAGTCAGGGCTAATAACCATAGCCTCAATAAACCCAAGCGCTCCTGTAACATACAAGAAACACGCTCCAACGGGCCTAGAATCGCTTTCTGCCAACAATCCTATACCAGACTCCAAATCAGACCTACTAGCCCTCAGAGAGCCGTGTGAGTCCCACCATTGGCAAAGCAATGGATAATGTTCTGGAAAATAAGGTTTCAAGGTTAGCTGGTCTTCTCCCATTTAGTAATGATGTTACGGATAAATACGCCAAAAGGAATATCTGATTGATAAAAAACATTACCATCAAACGATCTTGGCAAAGTATTTCTGACTTCAAGCTTGCCGCTGTATAGTGCCGGCGATGATCCAAGGTCTGCATCAGACTGTCTTGGAGTAAGATCTGTAGGCTCCTTAGTGTCATCTGGTGAGTCTTTTGTCTGGATTCCGAGTGAGTTCATAACGTCAATCGTAATCTCTTTGACTCGCTTTTTGTCTCCAGAGGTCGTTCCTGACGCTGTAATGCCCTCTAACGGCATTGGCCACAGCTTAGCTTCAATAGATAAGCCACAAGTTGCCTTGCTAGCAGCAAAGTATGCATTTGAATTTGAATCTACCGCTAATGCCGGATCAGTTTGCGAAGAATCACCTCCAGTGTATGCAAGAACACAAACAAAGTAAGTATAGGTTCCACTAGACAAAAACCTTACGCGATCCCCGACTTTGTATGAAGATGCGTTATTGAAATCATCATTAGTAATAGTAGGTATCGTAACAGACCCGCTGCTTACTGTTTTCTTGCCAAAATAGTCCCCGTCTAAAAGAATCTGTATTTCTTTACCTTCTAGGTGAGTCGATCCAGCAATTGTAGTAACATTAGTTGTGGAATTTGTAGAAATATTAGCTCCGGTAATCGTAGTGCCGCAATCGACATAGAACATATCGTCCTGTAGGCCGTCATCTTGGATTCTAATCTGATCGTTCTTTAGCCTCTCAATGTAGCGCTTGGTGCTTCCGTTGATGGTTCTCTTTACTACAAAGTAGACCTCGTCTTCTTCTCCGGTAGCTGGAAGGATAGCAACTGACTCAATTGTCCCTCCTTGCGTTTTGAGGCGATACCAGCCCATTTTCTCCACTTCTGGATCAAACACTAAGCAGGCAGCAATACCCTCTCCTGTGACGGCGTAGAGCGTAGAAACACGGTTTAGCTGAAACGCCATTTGCTTGACGCCACCTCTTGTTACGTGTTCAGCCTCTCTAGTCATATCAGCAGCAGCGTAAACGCCCCGCTCATAATCGTTTGTGAGACCTCTGATGATCCTGCCTCCTAGCTGGACGTAGAATGTAAAGTCATCAACCTCTACAGGCTCAAGGTCAGCAGCGCCGCGACCGGCTTGTCTTGCCGAGCTGTTTTTACCTGGCGCTAGAATAGATGACCCGTCTTCACCGGTTAGGTTTCTTATCTGCGAGGATAGCCCCAGAAGCGTCTTTGACTGCTCAGATACCCATTGTATCGGATCTTGGTTGCCGGTCCTTAGAACGTCTTTAAATGGCTGCGAGTCTTCTTGTATGCCACGCTTAAAGTTATCCCATTTATCTACCTCGCTTCCCCAAATAGCTTGGTTGTCTGCTTTAGTAGAAGCAAAGCAAAGCCGGTTGTTTTTAAAGAACACCTGCTTAGGATACTTTTTTCTAGGATTCCATTCATTCTCAGCCCAAAGACTTGTAGCATCAGTGCTAAACAAAGGTTTTGTGGCAACAACAGTAGCGGTTGCGGTATTGTTGCCTGTATTAACAGAGTTGATCAACACTTCCCCAGATATTTCTGTTTCTGCAATAGTAAAGGTAACGGGGTCTCTTTCACTGTTTCCACTAAAAAGAATAAGTCTTAACCAAACAGGATTTCCTGTCTCATCTCCTTCTCTCGTGTAATTATCAGAACCATTATCAGAAACCAATGAATGCCTTGTTGTCCAAGTAGATTGATTATCATAAGACTCTTGTAAAACCCACTCATTGTTCCAGCTTCCCTCAGTCCTTAGTGTCCACTCACCTCTTACATAATAGTTAATAGAGTTATTATTTTTGTCTTTTGCAATAATCCCAGCTTCAAAGTTAGAAAGATAGTTAGAAATAGGATCATTATTTGGATTATTATGTCCGTTATAAGCAGAAATGCACAAATAGTAATCTAATGCTCCTCCAGTCTGATCTAAAATAATATCTCCTTGAGAATAAGTTCCTGTTGAATTCCAAACAACATAGCTACCATTAGTTCTATCAGCGGTGGTTTCATAAACCTCTCTTGCTTTTAAATGAGTTATCTCAAAAGAACTTCCCACCATTTCAGACACAAATAAAGGAGCAGACGAAGTAAGTGTTACCGAGCTAGTTGTCCCAGAAGGTGTGATTGTTGTCGTTGTTAAATTCTGATCTTCAAACGGCTGGTTCTCAAACTCAAGCGCTGCAAAATCAAACGTAGTGTCAGATGTTCTGGTTAGCTTGTAGGGAGCATGATTAGGCGAGGCAATATAGACAATGTCGTTTGTTGATGTCATTCTAAGGCTAAACACATCATCCTCAGTGTAAGGAGTTGTTTTAATATCGCCTAATAACACCCCGTTTCTCCAGAACCGTAACTTTATATCGCTAAATTCCAGCAAATAAGATTCCTCATTAGAAAACGTAAAGCTTTCAAGCCGTGTTTTCTTTGATGAGTCTCTAACCTCGCCAATGTATTCAGTGCCAGGTCGCTTTCTCGCACCGCCAGGTATGGTCGGGGCAAAGTTCTCCATCGTTCTTAGCGATGTAGCGTATCGTGACAGCTCTACACGGCCAAGCATGAGCGGAGACCACTCACCATTAAAGTTAGACTGCAAAAACTCAGGCATTGTATCTTCCGCTTTCGGCGTGGTTTTCTTCAGATCTTTGGAGGAAGTCAGAGTTTTCTCCTGATCGTGACTGTCTTGCGTCGCTCAGCCATGCGTCTTTGATGGCATTGTCGGCCATATTAGATAGATCGCCGGCCAGTCTGGACTCACCGAGGGGAATTGCTAGCTTTGATGCCAGCTTGATTGCTAGAGCTTTAACAAGAAGTGGTGATAGATCTGATGAGATTACCTCTTTGATGTAGACTAGGCCGCAATGCTTAATGTTGCTAAGGATAAGCCCAGGCTCCTTTTCAAACTTGCGAATAGGAACTGGGTTTGGTGTGGGCGTCTCTTCTGAAAGCTCAAACAAATCTAAGACCCTAAGACAGTCTTCTGGGATAATGTGAGCGTAAGACCACCCGAAATCTGGTGTTGCGCCGAATAGCGTCATTCTAGTTCGTTTCCGGCCTACTGACCACCTATGCTTCTCCATGATCTCACGGAGCGTCTGGTCAAAGTGGAGCGAGACTTGCCGTGCCTCCTTGGTGTTTTCAGACATTGTTGCAATTGTCTGCTCTCCCAAATAGCCAAGCGCTTGGTTGGCGATGTCGATGTCGGTAATGATCTTGCTCATAAAAAGGAAAGGCCCGCCCGCCCCGAAAGACAGACGGACCCTTGGTTGTGGTTGCTATGGACTAGGACTCGTCGCAAGGAATCTCTACAACCTTGACTTCCTCAAGGCGAGTGGCTCCTGCTGCGGCAGTTCCGCGAAGCTGGGCGGCATCATTGAAGTCGTTACGCTCGCTAAGCTTAAACTTAGGATTCTGCCAAATATCAAGTGCGATACCTGACTTCACAAAAGCAAAGCAAGTGCGAACATTGGAAGCGACTGCAAGGCGCTCGGTACGAATGAAGTTGAAACCAAGGAACTGGTCAATCTCTCCGTTATAGAGAGCTTGGAGTTCTCCGGCATAATCACTAGAAGTGATCTTAGCTTCATCATAAAGACCGCGAAGGGCTTTGGCGTTAAGCACAAGGTAAGCGTCATCACCGTCAATGTCTTGGCCGAATACCTCGTTTTCTTCCATGAGCTGCTTAGCATCAAGGATTTTTGCAAGGTTCATTCCAGACCCAGTGCCTCCAGTATCGACAGAGATAACTTGGCCAGTTGGAAGATCAGTGCTTACAGCGCCATTGTTACCGGTCTTTGCAGTTCCGGTAGCAGCGGCAATGATGAGATCATCCATCTTGCGGTTAAATCCTGCCTTAAACTCAAGGAAGGTCTGTGATGTGGGCTTCGATTGCTCTGCAAGCCACACCTCGTCAAACTCGTCAAAGTGCTTAACAGCCTGGAACTTCTCAGGGTAGTTAGCGCGCTTCTGAGTTTCGATTTCAGAGATTGCGGTTGCAGCAATGCGGTTTTGACTAGGAGTGCCAAGTGACGAAACGTCAATAGGCTTAATCTGGTCGCGGTAGTTTACCTCACCGGTGCAGTTGGAGTTGACGCTAACAGCGCCGCTAAGACGGCTATCGACCTGCTGGGCAAGACGACGCCACTGACTTTCAAATTTAGGCTGATACTGATCGATCAGCGCGAGTGTTGGACTAACTGGCATAATATTTTAAGGTTTAGGTTTTTGTTTTGGTTCACGAAAGCCGCTGTCTGTGAACGGAAACCTCTAAAATTGGGGCAGCTAATGCTGGTAGGCCATGCGAGGGGCGTATGTAGGGCGGCCAAATTGGGGCTGTATAGACAGGTCTAGCAAGCTAGGTAAGCTGTCATGGATAGCCTTCTAAGCTAAAATATCAATTTAGTCAAACAAAAAGCCTCCCCCTCTGACATGACTAAGAGGAGGAGGCTCGGTGCTAGATGGGAAGAGAGAGACCACCTAGAAATTTGTTAAGCAATATCTCTCGCTTTTGCTAGCAAAGTATCAACGTGTTTGTGAACAGCATCGTCGCCGGCCATGAACTTAGCGTGCATTGGGTGTTGGCTATCTTCCATGATTGCCTGAGCTGTTTCGGCTGGTCCTCGGAAGTCATCGACCTTGGCTGTCTGACCTGGGCCTCGGTAGGAAGCCTCTGAGATTGCATCGCTTAAGTGAGCAAACATCCTAGTAAGCTCTGGGCTATCAATCTGAGATACTACCTGCTTGACGCCTTCAATCTGCTCCTGACTTAGTCCAGCTTGGATTCCGAGCTTTTCGGCTGCAACAGTCGCTCCGTTAACGCGAGCATCGGTTTCAGTTCCAAATGCTTCTAAAAGCTGCTGTTTGCCGGCTTCTCGTCGCTCTTGGGCCTCTGCCTGCCATTGTTCGGCTTGTGCTGCTGCTGCTTCTTGAACAGCCGCTAGTCCGGCAGTAATTGCTGGTCCTGGCGCTCCTGACTGGATTAAAGCATCAACTACTGGAGTTGCAACCTCTTCAGTCCATCCGGTAGCGTTCTGGAAGCTTTCAAAGTCTTCCGGCATCACTTGGTCTGCACTCTCTGGCACACCGGCAGCTTCACGGAATCGACTCCAATCCTCATCGGTGGCGTCTGCTCCTGGGTAACTGACTGACTTTGCTCGCGCTGCCGTCTGGTTATCCTTGAGCATCTTTGCTAGGTCAGATGGACTCTTGCCTTTGAAGTTGCGGTTAATGTAGTCAGCATCGACGCTGTCGTTCTTAAACCGGTCTCCAATCTCTTGAAACCTACCATCTGCATCAAACATTCCTGATGCGTCAAAGGTTGGCGGGGTTGATGGGTCTGAGCCGTATTCTTCTGTAGGGTCAGCTACGGCAGCACCGCCGCCAGCATCTCCTCCTTCTTCGTTTCTAATCAATTCGTATTGTCTCATAGATTCTCTTCTGTAAATAGATCGCCATATTCGTCCTTGAACTGCTTCGCGCTCCAGTTCTCGCGTCTCCACTCAACTACCTGAGCTGACTTCCCGCCCATGCGTTTAGTGAAATATTCTGCCGGAGCATCCTTTTTAGACCGTTTTGTCTTAGGTTGCTTAATAGAAACCTCAACCTCTACTGGTGATGCGTCACCTATTAGATTTTCTAGAGTCTCTCGGAACTTCTCCTGCTTGTGGTGAAGACCTGTAACCTCGCCGTCTACAAGCGTGGCGATCTCTTTCATGTCGGTCTGTCGAATGAACTTGTCGCCAACTAGTTTAAATAGTCTTGGATCAATCATCTGGGTTTCTTGGTTTTAGGTTCTCTAGTTCTATGATTACGTGACGGCCACCTTCGCGTAGTTTCGCGGATGTCTCGTTGTAGTCGTCTTCTGCTTTGAACACCGGCTGGTCGAACTGAAATTTTACTTTCATCCATTCCAACAGCGCGTCCCCTTCTGTGGTAGACAGGAGAGTTTTAACAACCTTCCCGTTATGTGTATGTCTGTCCATTATTGCATCATGCCTTGAAGCTTCTCAGGATCGACCTGGCTGGCGTCCTTGGCAGCGCTGGCAGCTTGTTGAGCCATCATCATCTGCTGCTGTTGAGCCATCTCTGCTGCGCGGGCCTCGCGCTGTTCGATTACCTGTTGAAGATTCTTGATGACATCCTCAGAAATACCGTCATTGCGGGCGCTATCTCTAAGCATCTGGTCAAGGTCAAAGTTGTCGGCAAGCTCTGGAGCGATCTGAATCATTGGCATAATCCGCTCAATAGTGCGGTCAATAGCGTTGTTTTCGATCATCCTTATCGCTAGAGCAATGCGCGAGGTGAACTCAACCTTTGGAAGCGGCACGATACCGGCATTCATTGGGCCATCAGGGTAAAGCTTTACAGACTCAGGTGGGTCTGGGAACACTCCTTCATTAAACAGAAGCAGGAACACGTTCTGAAAGATTGGTGTTAGCTCTGTAGTGATCTGGTTGAAGTTAGGCAGGAAGCGACGAAGAGCAGCGTTTTCAATACTGGCAACCTCTCTGGCTGTCATCTGCTTGTCCTTCTGAGCTACAGCCTCAAATAGAGCGGCGTGGAAGAACCCACGGACCTGCTCTGTCACGTTCTCCATCAATACCATGCCGGCGTTAATGTCGTTGTAGAGCCTCATCTGCTCGGGCTTCATCCCGTTGCGCTCATCAAAGACTGTCACGCCATTAGGCCGTGTTGAGATCTCATCTACTGAGTCTGATGGCACTAGCCAAGGTGGTTTGACCTGGAGAGCTACGCCCTCGTGGACATCTCTACGGAGCTTGTTTAGCTCTCTCATTGCTGGTAGAGCCTTGGATGCTGGCGCTAGACCGTAATTGTAGTCGTTCCAGATCTCAGCTCTTGGTGAGGCGAATGGATAGTAATCATATCCACCTTCCTCTAAAATCATTCTGTCTTCTTTGCAGACGTAGATGCTGGCGAATGGCTTGTTCTTGGCTTCGATCCCGTTCTTGTTGCGAGGAAAGCAAGCATGGATCACGGTGAAATGAGTTTTCTCACCACCCTTCTTCATGTCATTTAATGACGCCTTGGCCTTCTTACCTAGATTGTCCTCGCCAAACTTATCTGCCATTTCCGAGGCAGTCATAGTCAGCCACCGGTATTCGGTCCGAATGTCTCCCTCGCCATCCTTCTCAATGGCAAATGTGCCTAGACGGTCATAACAAAACTTGAGTAGCTTCTTATTTCCTCGCTCAACATACAATGATCCAGTGCCACCGCATCCCATATCGGTGACGACCGGCTTGATTGACTGGTAGAAGTTACTGCGACCAAGAGCGGTTAAAGCTAGCTCAGAACATTTGTTATACCATTTCCGGCCCGCATCATCGACCTCGTGGTCATCTTGGGGCGTGTAGATCATCCATTTCTCATTTGACGAGAATACCTCGGCAATCATGCCGTTAGAGTAGGTATCTAGACTCTCAATGCCGGTAGTGTCATACAAGCCAGAGAATCCGGTAACGTCAGGCGACTGGGGAGTTTGCGTAAATATATCAAGCTGAGGCTTAAAATACTTCGCAGTCAGATCCCAGTGAGACTTAAAGGCATTAAGCTCACTCTCAAGCGAATCAGCCTTCCTGAGAATAGTATCTACGTTCTCGTCAATCATTGACCCTGTGCTGTCTTACTACCCGTCGAGTAATTTGGATTAACGGCTCCGCCTCTAGTTGACTGAGCATAGCTAGACTCACTCATGCTGCGTTTCCGCTTACGCTTGGCAATCTTCTTTGCTTCAGTGCGGCCAACGTCTGGTGATGCTGGGGGCGGCGGGGGAGGCGGAGGCTTTGGACTAAGGAATCCCATACGCGCTTATTACGCTTTTTGCGTAAATATGTCAACTATCTTTAAATATCAAGCAAGCGACACTTTAGTATCCAGATCCTGCATTGATGCGTGGCCTACGCCGGCGCTTAGCGTGTGACTGTTGATCTGTCAGCATATCGTGCAGCTCTGCCTCTGCTAGCATTGAGAATGCGTCAGATGGGTGAGACTCCCAACCGTGAGAGATCTTGTTTGTGATCCATCCCGTTCCATCGGTAGCTTCCTTGTAATGAAACTGGCTTAAAGCGTCCCTGAGATGCGTAGTTGGCTTATCTCTAAACCAAATATTCGGAAATGCCTTCTTGGTCGCGTTAATCCGCAGTTCCTTGTCATGCGTTCTAGGAATTGTCTGCACGTTTGACAGGCCAGCCTTCCGTAACTCCTCTGCAAATGTCAGTCCATTAGGCTGTCTAGCTGCCGAGTCATGTGGAAGTAAGTGACCGCCATAGCTAAATCCTTTGGCCTGCATATGACCTACACGATCCTCTAGCGTCATGCCGGCTGATATGTCGCAGTCAATGACCGTTCTCCTCATCCCATCAATCTGCCAATAGATGACAGCAGTGTTCTGTGGCGATCCGATGTCCCAAGTCGTCCATACCGGACCACGATTAGGCTCAAAGTCGCAAACATGACCTAGCCTCAGCGCATCTTCTACCTCTTTGGCGTAAATCGTGCCAGGTATATCAGATGAAAACGAGCATTCAAACTCCCGCTCAAACACGTTGCTCTCTCTTGTAGCTTTCATCCTATCTAGCTGATCAGGCGGGATAAGACCGCTTTCAGATGCTTTTAGACAGAGGGAGAACCACTCAGGGTCTTTGAGCGAGTGCTGGTAGACTCTCCAGAAGGCATTCTTACCCTTGGGCGTCCCAACAAACGTGGCCCAACCTTTGTAGTCTAAAAGACACGGTTCTATGACTGACTCCCACGCATCTGGTGGAATGTCGGCATATTCGTCCAATACTACACCATCAAAGTAGAGTCCCCTTGCTCGCTCGTAGTTCTCACCGGAATACAGCCCGATCTCTGCCCCGTTCTGGAATCGAATCCATAGCTCCGACTCGTTCTTGATCACACCAGGTATCTGATGAGTGAAGGTCTTGAGGTAGCTCCAAGCAATCTTTTTGGCCTGCGCTTGTGTGGGAGCAAAGTATCCGTAGCGCAAAGGCGATGATTTCAACCCTTTGCGCGTATGGGTGTGGCATTTAAGGATTAGATCCTGCAGACATCCGAAGCTCTTGCCGCCCCTTCGATGCACCACTAAGCAGGCCCTGTCCTCTGTCCGTTGTAGGTATGGTCTAACCCAGTTCCGAGGCTTCAGCGTTAGTCTAGTCTTGTTCGTCGCCATATGCGGTCATAAAATAGTTGCGAATATCGCTAACAGTGAGTTTCTGAAAATGATCCGCGCTCCAGCAAATGCCGAAGACGTTAATTTCTTTAGGAGTATCTGAAGCGATCATTACTATCATCCTCTCGCCCTCAGTAATCTCAGCAAATGAGGTGATGTTGTGGAAGCCTTCAGCCTCTAGGTAGCTCTCAACCTGGCCAAGCTTCTCAACCTCTTCAAATGTCACCTCACTCATCCTCTCCTCCGATCACGATCTCAATCTCTCCTGAGACCTCTACGGAGTGATCGTGCTTGTCTCTCCAATCCTCCTTAAAGCGGTTCTTCATCTGAAATATGTAGCTAGTAGAGTTAAATCCCTCAACCCCTCCAAACGTGGCCTCACGCCCTTTACGCTCCCACCAAGACAGCCCCTCCTCGTAAGCTCTTTTTAGGGCGTTAGAAAACTCAGGCTTCTTGTTGCCCCAATCCCATAGCGTCTCCCTTACGACTCCTAGCTTAGACGCGATCTCAGCCTTGCCCATGCCTTGCTTACCGCACTCAATAGCAATGTCGCAGAACTCTGGTTTGTATTTTGTCGGCCTACCTCCTGCCATGCTCTTAGAATAAGCACAAAAAACCGGCCTGAGCAACTAAATACTCAGACCGGTTGTTACACACTAATAATATGAATTAAACACAAAGCAGCAAGCTGCTCCAAAGGTTGTATCTAATTCTCACAAAGCGTCAAGGTGTTTTTACGGTTGTCCTCCGGCCCATGCCATAAGGATTAAAATGGCTACGAAAATAGCTGACTGAATGATCTCTTGGATGTTCATTGTGTTTAAAGTTCAATTTGTTTATATCCGTAGCAATCGGTCAAGTCGTCCATTACATGGGCAAACAGGTGAGCGTAGCGGCGGGGATCAAGGTAAATAATTGCTGTCTCGTCGTCCTCTTGGGTAAGCCACATTGTGTCGGCGTCAGCGTCATACCTAATGTAATCAAAATCTAGTTTTAGAGTCTTTTCAAACTTGCGAATTTCAATAAAAGCGATGTCTAATGGTGTTGTCATATTCTTAGTGGTTTGGTGTTTTAGCAAAATTTAATCCATTGATTGCCATTTAGCGCATGAGTATAATCGCCGCCAACTTTTGCGCGAAGTATAGTAAGCCCCTCTTCCTTCATTTCGCTTAATGCGTCTAAATCTCGCTTGGCGTCTTCAAAACATTTGTGGCTTTCTTCAACGCACCCGATGTATTCATCAGAATAAGAAACGATGTATTCGTAATCTTCATCAGAGCCGTAAAGAGCCGACTCTATCACTACGCGAATCTCGTCATAATCCAAAGCCTTCTTGATTGCTTTAAAGCTATAATAGCTAGGCAAGTGAGGCTTAACCATTGCGAGGTTAATTGCCCCTTTGCGGTCAATGATGTCTTCAGTTATCTCTCTGAGGTCTTGGGCCTCTTGGCTTTCTTTAATAATTACTGTCATGTCAGGGGGACAATGACACACTGATAACCAACGTCAACACCTATTTTAAACTTTTTTAGTTTTTTATTCTAAGGCGTGATTTCCTTTGCTTAAAATATCCCATGCAAGCGCTGCCACTGCTGGAACTTGTCCGTTTCCAATGGCTTTAAGTCTGTCCACCCTACAGGCCACCCCATTAGCCACTCTACCCAATTTGGGTTCAGAAGACCACCAGTTTGGTTTTCGTGATAAATCTGTCGAGGTAGTTGGTCTAACCGGTTTCGTTTTGTCCCGTCCTGATTTATTGAGCTTTTCGCCATCCCTGGAGAATCTTTCCAATCTCTTGCTGAAGGTGTTGGCCACATCGCCCTCCCAACCATTGTTTCTAGATTGGGATGCCGCTTTGGATTGTGGCAACTTTCTGGCGTTATCCTTGCTGCCATCGCGCTGCAACTTCTCGGTGTTGGCCATGATCCAGACTCTGTCGCGCTTGTGAGGCGCGGCAACGTGGTGCGCTCCCACAATACCCCATTTTGAATTAAACCCCATTTTGGCAAGGTCACCAACAACTCTGGCAAGACCTCTTCCCACAAGCATTGGTGAGTTTTCCACGAAAACGTGTCTAGGTCGAACTTCACCAATGATTCGCGCCATTTCTCCCCACATACCGCTTCGCTCGCCGTCAATTCCAGCTCCTTTTCCGGCGCATGAAATATCTTGGCAGGGGAACCCTCCGGTAATAATGTCAACTTTCCCTTTCCATTCTGTTCCATTGAAGGTTCGCACATCGTCCCAGACAGGGAATCTAGGTAAGAGGCCGTCAGCTTGCCGTTGCAGAAGAACCCTTCTTGGGTAGTCTTCGATTTCAACGGCGGCAACGGTTCTCCACCCTCGCAACATACCTCCAAGGATTCCTCCTCCAGCCCCTGCAAATAGTGCCAACTCATTCATTTATTAATTTTTAAAACGGGATCTCGTCAGCATCAGCAGTGCTGGCGTCTAGTGCCGCTGCTTTAGCTTTGTAAGCTTCGCCAGGATCGTTTGTGGCAGGCGAGGCGCTTTCGATACGCCATGCGACCAGATTGTTGAAGAACCTCCCGTCATGCTCGCGGCCTCGGATGTTGAAATGCACCGTGATCTCGTCGCCGACCTTGGCCTCGTCAATCTCTTTGATGCGATCCTTGACTAGCTCCAACTTAATGAATTGGTCAAATTTACCGTCGTCCACTTTCACCACAAACTCACGCTTAGTGAATCCAGAGTTAAATGTCTGCGTATCCCCCAGCAAATGGAGGCTTCCTGTTATTTTCATGCTTTCGCTCATTGTTTATTTTTATTGTTAATTCGTCTCGCTAATTCAGCCGGATCGTAATCTGGCGCTGCCGCGAGACATGGGCAGTCTGAAGTATTTCTAACGCAATAAGAAAAGGTCGCGCCTGGTTCATATCTGAAGCGGGGGTATCCGTCGCATTTAACGCAGGGCTTTAACGAAGCATAAGCCTCCCTGATCTCTCTATCCATTCTTAATATGATGAGTTAATCGCGCAACTTGTCCATCAGAATTGTGATGAATAAAGGCTTCAACGCACCTTGGGACTCCCACGTATCCTTTCTTGTGATGCCAGCTATCAGTGCCGGATGGCGATCTAATATGCTCAGCCGTCACTCCTATATAATCTTTCGCAGATTGCCATCTGGTCACGGATCGATGGTGCAGGTGATGTAAATAAATCGTCCTGTGCTTGGTAGCTGCCCACATCTCTGGCTCTTCTTGGGCCATGAGCAATGGCGTATCTGCCAGTTTCGCTCCATCCCCGTGGCTAAATCCGAGCATATTTGATCCGAATCTGACGTATTTACGATGATTGACCGATATGTCAAATGTGACGTTTTTGCTTTTTCGGAAATAAGCTTTGAGCGTTTGGGCGAGCATCCAACCCGCGACGTAATCGTGATTACTGGGGCAATGAATTACCGTGACATTAGCGTAAGGCAGCAGCCTCTCAATCGCCCTGACCATAAGATCTTTGCATTGGATGAAAGACTGCCACCAGAGACCATCCATGTCTTGAGGCGTTCCGGCTGTCGTGACTGGGCGCTGGCTGTCAATATGTAGACAATCGTTACCGATCACCATATAAACCTGGTCGATCTCCCAGCCTTGCGACATCCGCAGCAAGTCATCAATCCCGCGATCCACGCAGGCTACAGCCTCTCTTACGTTGTAGTTACTGCCCGTCTCTTCCTCAACCGCCAGCTTTCCAACGTGGATGTCCGATGGATCAAGTATTAGGCAGTGGGCATCTTTGATTTTCTTGCGTTTGAACGCTTTGAACTTTGGCGAGTATTTCCTGAGATCGGCCAGAACCGGCTCAAATAGCTCATCTAGGCTAAGGTTCTCAGCTTTGGAGAAAAGGCTGATGCGCTTTGATTTATACCAGAAATGCTTAACCGAGCTTGGCGATATGCCGGCCTCATCGCACTCTTCCATAAGCGCTGTCATTGCGCCGCCGGATCTCAGGCGTTTTAACACCTGCATCTCATCTTCGGTTAATCTTGGTCTAGGCATGAGTAAGTTCCATAATGTTAATATGTCCAAACCTTTTAGTGGCATGGAGGACAGTCCCGTGGTCTCTCTTTCTAAAGATTTCTGCTATCTTTGTTGTTGAAAATGTTGTGTGTCTTCTAATTAACGCCATCGCAATCATGCGCGGGTGAGCTATTCTGTTAGTTCGCGTATTGCTTAAGATTTCTTTACTAGTCAAGCTATATTTATCGCAGACACAATGTATGATGGCTGTCGCGGTATCGATATTTTCCTGATCGCTCATTTGTTTCGGTAAGATTTCCAGTTACAATTGACCACTCCACCAGTCTCTTCGGCTCTTGACCAAATAGATCTTCCGACCGCTGCCGCTGCCTCATTCGGTTTGTGATTCGTAATGATGACGGTCGCTAAAAGGTTGTCGTAGCGATGGTCAATAAGGTTAGTTAGCGTTCTCTGCTCCCAATCAGTTCCTGCTAGCTCGGACCATTCGTCCAAAATAAGCAGTGACACTTTCTTGGCCTGCTGGAGAGTCTCGCGGGCTTTTCCTTTTAACTGCCTATCATCTTCAAACTGTTGTTTAATTATTCCTAACAGGTCGTGAGTCTTAAAATATCGACTTCCTTGGTCACGCTTAGCTGCCATCTCAGCCCATTTGGTCGCTATCTGAGTTTTACCTGGCCCACGATCGCCGCATAAAATTAGCAAACAATCACCGCCTATTACTCGCTCCTCAAGCTCCAGCGCTTTCCCTAGCCCATCGCCGTGCATCTGCATTAAATTAGCGATGTGGCGAGATGGGAATCCCCATTTTGCTAGCCAAGTTTTTATTTCATTATAGTTCAGCGACATAGATTCCGTCTCCTTCCGTGTTTCTTTCTGGCAAGTCCTGCCATCTCATTCTTTTGATCCAAAGGTGAAGACCCTGCTGGTATTCTCCATTTTCTTTAGTCCAGTGATCGCACTGCTTCCAAGCTTCAATCGCGGCCAGTAGCTCGTCTAGCGTAGGCCGCTCTGGTTTTTTGATCTTTTTCCATTCATCCCAAACCTGTTTCTTTGATGATCGTTGTCTGGATAGTTTTGGAGCTAATTCCCATAATTGAGATAAAATCTGTTTATCGTCCACTTGTGGACAAAAAACTTCTCCTTCTCCTTCTTCTTCTCCTTCTCCTTCTCCTTTAACAATTCCAGAATTATCTGGCACGGAGGTGGCAGGAGGGTGGCACGGAGGTGGCACGGAGGTGGCAGATTGTTGATTTATCAATGAAATCCAGCCCACTTCTTTTAGGTTCTCAATGACCTGCCAGTCATCTGCCACTTCCATGCGGGTTATCTCCCAGATGTCTGCCACTTCCATGCCACTCCCATCCGAGTTACGAAATTCACCGCTCGCTCGTGTCTCCTTTGAGTAAGTGGCCATCACCTGACAAAGTGCTTGGAAAACCCCAAACGCCACTATGCCGTCCTTCCCTTTCCTCATTAGTCGTCTGTATCCGCGAGAATCGCAGCCCGATGGGGATAAAAACCAGCCAAGTCTCTGTCTCTTTCTTGTGTCAGCATTCTCAAATAGCTGAGACCATTTATTAATCTTAATCATTTTGTGTTTTGTGTTTTCGCGATCTCCGCCAGCATCTGGCCGGCGTTGTGGACCACGCATATTTGACCTTTCCAGGTCGAGTGCAGCTCCTGTTGAGCTTTAGTTAATTTACGGGCGCTGGGAGGCTTGGAGCCGTCCTTTATCTCAAAAAGGTAGTTAAACCCATTTAAGCCCACGAGGATGTCAGGAATGCCTCTTCCCGCGCCCGATAAATCAAATACGCTAGCCTCGGGCAGAAGCTCCTTAAACTCCGCAACCACTTCTGAGTGATTGGCGTCCACCCGTTTGGCGTAGCGTGTCATACTGTTTCAATAATGTTTGCTAGATCTTTAGCGTAAGGCGTAGGGTAAATCCTAATCTTCCTCGGCTCGCCAAACTTTGTCGATTTTATCAGCTCCTTGCGAAGAAGGTTCTTTTTAACAAGATGGCTAACAGCAGTGTTAATACATCCACGGGTCGTTCCGATTACCGCAGCTAAATCTTCTGTTGAGATACCAGGTTCGCAGACTGTCGCTAAAACCAAAGACTTTCGGTAATATGTTGAAACACCTGCTCGCCTCCACCTTTCGGATTCAACTAGGTTTTTCATTGCAATAGTCATCGAATTACCACCTTTCCGAACAAAGCTTCTTTTACGTTTTTGGAAATTTCTCGGTATTCTGGGATGAAATCATCCTGAGCGCGTGAGACTACTTCCGTAAACTCGTCAGCTTTGACTTTAACAATTAAAGGATTTACTCCACGGTAATAACTCATAAACCACCACGTCTTGATTCCCGTGATAGCCATGCTCCAATGCACCTGTATTTTGTATTTTTTAGGCAAAACTCCTTGAATTAAATAATCGGTGTGTTCATCAATTCGGGGAGATTTTATTTCTAAGCCCATAGTGTATTCACCATTTTCATCCATAATCAATCCATCAGGGCTGCATCCGATAATCTTATCGTCACGGGTAACAAACCCAACCTCAGTGACCTGGTAGCCCATCATTGACTCAAAAAGCTCTCTGGCTGGGCCTTCATTTTCATGACCCCTATCAGTGTCAGCGTTCCCCATAAATTTATAAGGATCATCAGCATAACATTCTCTCGCAATTTGCTGAGCATACTTTAACCTGCTAGCTGATAGCTTACCGGTAGGAGTCAGGATATTACTAGCCTGAGAAGCCGTAGCCCGTCCAAGTCTAACTTTCTCCCAAGCTTCCGAGCCTTGTTTAATGTCGTCATGCACGATCATTTAGTTACCTCCTGACTAAAAAGATCTTCTGTATCAGGCTCGCTCTCGGTCTCAACAATATCCTCAAAAGGATTTACCGCAATTTCTCGTATTCCTGTAACCGGCTTGACCGGCGTTACGTCACGGAACCCAGCGATGTCGCGTCCTTCATCTTCATCATGGATACCGCCAAACCCAAAGGCTACGCGCCCACATTGAATGATCGATTTCCATTTAAGCATCCGGCGAGGATGTTGTTTCCAAGGCTCAGTGTTTCTCTTGACCTCTTCTAGGTATTCCCGATGCGTGGTAGGATGCTCACGATCCTTCCGGTGTATCTTGATTTCACACCAAGACCCATCCTCGGCCCACTCCTCGCTCATCCCGTTCATTTGCGGATGGTCGTTAATAATCCGAAGCCAGCCGTCAATAGAGACGATTGGAACAATTTCACCGCCCTTACCAGGAAAAGCGTAAAGCTCTTTGAGTAAAGGGTTTAAGCCGTAGGTATTAGCTACGATCACAAGGCTAGCAAACTGCTCATCGTTCTTGCAGCTCTTAAAAGCTGTAGCCTTTAAAATCTCAGCAGTGCGTTTTGAATTGCTGCCCAATCGCTCTGCAAGCTCTTGTAAAGCATTGCCCTTCTTTTGTTGTGTTATTTCGTTCATGTCGTTAAATGGAATATTTTGAAACGTGTTTTCCGTTCACGCTTATTCGCTCTGATTTTACTGGATGCCCATCGCGGCGTAGGTCTAAAACCCTTGCGGCAAGACGGGTGCATCCAAATTTTTTAAATGCCCCAAGTGTAGTGAGGCTTCCACCGTTTTCTAAATGCGCTAATATCTGACGCTTTTGTGTTTTGGTTTTCATAGTCCAAGGTTCTTTCTAGCTTGCGCGTAGGCGGCTTCTCGCGCCGCTTTGTATTCCTGGCTCTCATTAGCCCTGATTCGGGCCACTCCAGCTTCTATGGCGTCCCAGCGCTCACTAGGAGCGTATCTGGCTTTTCGTTCCTCGTCTTTAATAAGCGCGGCCTTTTTACTCTCTTCGTAAATGTCCATTAGTATGTCCTTTGTTTTGCGTTTAAAGCAATGTTGATTGCCTCAATTCTTTCAGCGACCTCGTATTCGCTCAACTCGTAATATCCGCCGATCAAAAGCTCCTTAATTTCAAGAAGCTCAAAATTCGGACGAAGATACAGCTTGTGAGCCATCTCTTGAATTCTAGCCTTCTCAACTGCTCGCGAGCTAGCAAACACCCACATAACGAGCGTGGAAAGACTAAGAAAGATCGCAGCTCCAATCATAAGCTCTTTCATTTTCTGGCTCCTTTTAATGCTTTGCTAAGCAGGTTCTGGACTAAGTCTTTAAGGCTTACTCCCTTTGTAACGGCAAGCACCTTAAGTGCCTGATGTGTCTCTTGGTCAACTTGTATTAGTTTCATTTTTTTAGGTCAGCCTTGCGCTGATAAATGAAACGTAGTCAAAAATAGAACCGAGTCAAATAAATTTCTTAAATTATTTTAATTTCGTGTTTTACGCCAAGTAATCAACTAGAGCATCGCAGTAGATCTGAGCTAGCTCTGACTCCATGCCGTCAAATAAAACCCACTCCTTGGCATTGCTAGCAAAAAACGGCTCCAGTATAGCGGCAGGTGGCTTTGTCTTTGATAAGAACCTGTAACCTCTACCTCCTTGGCTAATCGCCTTAACGCCTCTATCCTTCTGACCTGGCACAACCTCCGAGTGGATTTTACGAAATGCCTCTGCTAATTTCTGTCCTTCTTTACTTCCGGCGCAATACAGATATTCAAACCCGTTAGCACTAGGACTATGACAATTAAAATGAAGTTCAATCACGCAATCAAACCCCCAAGATTGTTCAGCTAAATACGAGCAGGATTTGTGATAGCTTTTAAATGGAGTCTCGGAAATAACTGTTGATGATATAGAACGCTCTGTAAGCTTCTCTCGTAGCTTTTCAGCCACGTATTGATTATAAGCCCACTCACTGACGTTGCCTCGGCTCACAGCGCCTTTATCGCCCATTCTAGAGTGGCCCACACAAATCAATACCTTCTTGATCCTCGGCTTTGGTTTGCGCGAGAAAATAGCTATTAGCTTTTCAAATATTGATTTCATTTCTGTCCGGTAATTAATGCACGTTGCCAGACATATTGACTATAATACTTCTGGCCTCTACCGATCATCGAAACCTCTTGAAATGTATAAAGCCGGCCATCAGTCAGAGTTATCACCGGAGGATCGAAGCTGCTCGCGTTTAATTCTTTTTGAGAGCCGTTCAATCCGCAAGACGGAAGCAGCATCACCAACGCTAGCCAGCTTATCAATTTCGTCTTCCAGGTCATCAATATATCTCCTCAGTTTTAAGTTTGTATAAGCGACATAGGCTTGAAGCGCTGCTGTCAAAAGCTTCATCATTCGCCTTTTTTAAACCTCCGCCATTGGTTTATCAAAGAAAGTATTCCGATTAGCAGGGCTATGACCGCCGAAATAAATCCAACAGCCATTTCAAAGTAGTCAAAATAGGCCGAGATCGCTGACCATGAGCTGGCTATCATTCCTGTGATCGGGTGTGTTAAATGGTTATTCATTATTCTAGCTCACTTTGTGGCTCAGGCTTGATCGCCAGGAACTCTAACTGAGTAAGCTCTTGGACACCCTCGGCATCTTCAAGCATCGCGTCATCGTTAGCGGTGAATCTCCAGCAGTCGATGGCTATTAGTCGTCCACTACCATCAGTAGCTTCAGCCAGGTTAGCCACAGGTGGTAGTCCGGTAAGTGTTGTGCCTTGTTTGTTCGGATAGCCCCTGTCAGAGTCTACGGCTGCAACAAGTCCCGTGTAGAGTTCGTCGGGCTGAACAACATAGTATCGAAACCCTGTATCAGCGCGGGATTGCTCAATGTCTGTGAGTGGTTCTTGTTGTTCGTCCATTAGTCAGGTAGGTCTAGTAGTTCTAACTCATCTTCCATCTCTAGGTCTTCTTCGATAGGTGGCTCCCAGCGTAGGCGTTGAAGGTAGGTCTCAAGGTTAATCTCTTCGATACCCTCTAGGTCAAAGTCGTCGGTCTCAAGGATGCCACTGCGCTTAACACAATACAACCTGTCGCTGTTGGTCTCAGGGTCGAGAAAGGTGTTATCCCACAGTGCCAACCACCTGTCAGTGCCGTTGCCGTCTGGTAGACCTCGGGCTTCGTTTCCGGCGGTCGTAAGCTGCTCGTAGGATGCCTCGTTGCTGAACCGGAAGAATCTATGGGTTTCGTCTGTCATTACTTAAAGTGTTACGTTGTTAACGATGATGCTCCAGCCTTTGGCCTTGAGTGATGTTACTGCGGTGTTCGTCGCGGCACTGAGCGCCGTTCCATCATAGTCAATATCTATTCCGCTGTCTTGTAGTGGATTGCCTGTGGATGTGCCGTCGTCTGTCCCGTGCTGGTTTGATGCATCTATGCTGACCAGTATATTTTCCACGCTGATTGCGGTGAGTGATGTACAGCCGTCCCATGTGCCATTAAAGATTCCGGTGGAAATAATTGATGGATTCCAGTTATCAAACAAGCCTTCGGCAAAATCTGTAAGTGCGCTGCATCCTAACCAAGCGAACCCTAAAGTTTCTGATTTTATCACGGGTGTCGAAAAACTAGATAAAGAAGAGCATTGATACCAAGCGTAACTTATATCTAAAGCAGCGGGCAAGGGCGTGCTAAAACTAGTTATTGGATCGCCAAGCCATGTCGCATGGAAATTATTACCTTTACTTAAATCGATGTCGTTAGGGAAACTTGTAAGTCCAGTGTTTCGCCATGCAGCCGTAAAGTTCACATTGCTCGCCGAAGTTCCTAGCTTTGCGCCGCTTGGAAATGATGTAAGGGCCGAGCAATCCCGCCATGCGCTGTTAAAGTCAGTGCAGCTCTTGATGTCTACCGCTCCAAATGAACTTAGTGATGTAGCTTGGTACCACGCAAAGGTCACTGTATTTGTAGAGGGTAAATTTGTATTAAAACTGGTCAATCCGGTGTTACGCCAAGCCTGAGAAACGTTTAAAACTAGCGGCAATGAATCTAAATTGAACTGCGTTAAAGCTGAACAGTAACCCCATGCGACACTTACTGAAGTCGCCGTAGGTAACGGAGTGCTAAACGACGTAATACCACTAGAGTTCCATGCGTTATCAAATATTACGGTGCCTGTCGCCTCCGTGCCTAGCTTTGCGCCAGCCGGAAATGATGTTAAGAGTGCCGTTCCGTGCCACGCAGATGAAAAATTTGTTGAGTTTGAAGCATCTATAGCACCAAAGCTTGCTAATGGGGTATAGAACCAACTTCTTGTTAAGTTAATACCTTTACTTAAATCCAACGCCGGAAAGCTTTGAAGTCCACTGTCTCGCCAAGCGTCGGTAAAGTTCACATTGCTTGCGCTCGTGCCTAGCTTTGCGCCGCTTGGAAATGACTTTAGGGCGGAAGTGCCTTGCCATGCGTTTAAAAAGTTCGTGCAATTTGGAGCTTGAAGTGGAGGAAAGATTTCAAGAGAGGCACAGAATCGCCAGCCCTCTTTAAATGAGGTGACGCTTGAAGTGTCTACCTGTTTGAATTCAACAATATCATTCCGGCTCTGCCAAAACTGTTGGACACTACTCGCGCTTACGGCATCTGAAGCTCCTCTATCAATTAAGAGTTTGCGAGCCTCTTCAATATCAGCACCAGTTGCTGACGCGGGTAACAAGATAATTCCGTAAAGGTCGCCGACTGACCTTATAACGCCAGCGTTACCCAAAAGGTTTAACTCAGTGACCGCATTTGCATTCACGCGATACGCAAAGGTTCCGAGTGACGTGCCTACGATTTGCCAGCCAGCTTGCCCTCCTGACAGTGGACTTGCAACCACAAGGTGGTCAGCGTTGTCGTTAAATGTAACCTTGTAGCCATCCCGTGTTGGTCGGTGGTTGACTACAGATTGGCTAACAGAAGCGTTAAGTGTGAGATCAGAACCAACAATATTACCGTTCCAGTAAGAAACAAAATCAGCAGGGTCAACGATAGGGAAAATCTGCGGGTCAAAGAAGTAGTAGCCAAAGCCGTCCTTTAGGTCGAACACGTTGTTCCTATTATTAATATAATTACGAACGTCGTCAGCTTGGACATCGGTGATGGTTGCAGGGAAGAGAGCGAGGTATTCTAGGTCGATGGCTGGTATTAAGTCCATTAGTTACTCGTTCAGCTATACTAAACTCTTCCGAGCTTATTGTTGTCGTCGCACTAGAGGAAAGCTGGTCGGCGTTGTTAATCTTTGAGATTTGAGAACCAGACGTGAATTTTACTTCGTGCAGAATATCACCATTTTCATCATCAAACAATCCTGTGTGGTCAAGGGCAACGTTTGAATTGAAAGATTGGAGTCGCTCTGAGTTTCTGTGAGTAATCGCATAACCGTCAGTTGAAATTGTAGAACCTCCGGTGGAGTTTAATCCAAAGCAGGTTGCAAATTGCTCGCCGCCTCCCCCGAGGACACTAAAAGCTAAGAACGCATAACCTTCTGTAACTGTTGACCCGAGCAATCCTTTGAGATTGTCGTTAACACCATCGAACCGCAAGACAGGCTTCTTGATAACCGTGGCGGGGTCGTTGCCGGACTGGTTGAGAACTACCGGACCGCCTACAGCCGCTTGGAACTTGGTGTCACCGTGGCCTAATGCTCGTTGAACCGTTGAAATCACAATCGAAGACGACCGCATTGTTGACCGTGAGCTTGGCCTTTTGAATCGCGTAGTTGCCTATGTGGGTAAGGTTGTTGTTCTGAGCTAAGTGTAATGGGTGAGTTATTGAAGCTGTCTGACTTGGCGCAGTTGTTGTGTAAACTCTAGTGTCATCAATATCGACATAAAGATTAGTTCCGTCGAATCCATACTTTGCGTTAAAAGGAGTGCCAAAGGTTACTCCGCTCGGGGTAGCAGTTACGCCACTGCCTTTGCTAAACAACCTTACAGTTCCATCGGAGGCAAAAATTAAACCGAAACCAGAATTCCAACCACCTCCACCCATCGGCATTATGTAGCCACCCCACTGAGTAACCACCATGTCCACCTCAGCCTGCCAAGTCTGGTTGGAGCCAATGGTAACACTCGGGCCAGTCGCGTAGTTGCCGGAAACGTCAGGAATGTAAAGATAACCACCAAGGTTGCCTTGTGGATTCTTGATTAATGGCAATGCGCGAGGTTGATTTAGGCTTACTGATTGCTTGGCATCGCCGCCCTTTTGTGAACCCCGAGCCAAGTTGCGAAGAACCGGAACTGGCTCAAGGAAGTCAGCGGTCGTCAGGGCTTCTGCTAGAACGTCACCAGATGTCGCTGGGCTGGTCAGTGTTGAAAGATTGAGTGCCATTTGTTATAGAGAGTCTGAGTGATAAGGCCAGTAGATGAGACGCTTGATGTGGCCGTTGAGTGGAAAATTAAAATTATAAACGTTTCCAATGTGCATCTTATCAATCCCGCTGGGTATAGCCGCGCTTGTGTCTGCAACTTCTGGTTCTCCATTAAGCGAGCCTAAAACATCATTGACTTTATAACTCGCTGCCAATCTGTTTAGTTGATTTAAATTGATATTACCTAAGAATGAGCTTACTGTAGTCGTGCCTGAAGACCTAACATATAAATTCAAGCTTACGTTAGGTAGGTAAACTCCCATTCGATTAGCGTTTGCATCAGAAGAATTGTGATACTCAAAAATGTGTGGGAGATTGGTTGTAGTCTTAGGGACGGTTTCTACATAGGTGGTCCCCTCACTCTGGTTGTAGAAATCGAAGGCACTGCCGGTAATCTCAAGGTCGTCAGCGGCTCGCGTCACTGTGGCTGCCTGATGTCGGGTATGAACGATGTTGCTACGTCGCCTTCTTCAAGCTGAACTCCCGCAAAAGCGATTCCTCCTGTTCCTGCGAAATTTGAATTTCTGGAGTCTCCTAACGAGTCAGCAAGGCTCAACCTAATTTTGCCAGAGCTCTGTGAGGCGCTATCGGGGCGCGTCCATTCAAGTCGCCTCCAACCATTCCCAAGGTTAGTTATTTTAGCTGACCCCGCAGATGCGTTAAATGCATCACTTATGGTATCAACGTTTACGAAGTTATTGCCGCTCAGATTAGTATCCCAGAACTGGAAGAAACGCGCTTCCCCTATATTTTTGTAGAATAAAGAAGCGGTTGCGTTTGTCGTTGAGCCTCCGCTTATGTCACCGTGCTGCAAGCTCGTTTTCTGGTTACTCCCTATTCGCGATAAAACGTAAGCGTTTATCCCTCCTAAATCACTCGTGTGTTGGGTAATAGTTGAATCGTTTGAATAAAAACCCCAATCTGCGTTGATGTCCGATGATTCTACCAAGTTCGTCGCACTCGGCTCCACCAGTATCATCGGCACTCGTGGGCCAAAGGTTGCCCCTGTGATGAACTTCGGGCTGCCCGTTGTATTCGCCACGAAGGAACTTGCGGTTGTGCCTTCTTCGACTTGTGGTCCCCAAATAAGATATGATGATGCAGGAGCAGAACCATTGCTTGTGAATATAACAAAATTATGCGTGGTAGCAGTCGCAGTGATTGAAACACTAATCCGTTGCCATTCGTTAGTTGGTGTGAAGTTTACAGTTGAACCTACTCCAGTGAAATGTGTGGACTGTTGAATTTGAGTTGTTCCATCGGACTTCACATAAAAACTCGCGGTGTATTCCTGTCCAACAGTTAAGCCTATTATAGTCTCAACGATTTGAGGATAACTACCACCGTTTGATACAATTCTAGTGGCTTCCTGCTCTCCATTAGGAGCAGTGTCATAATTGTAAACTGGACTGCTCATCTGCGAGCTAAAGGACCAATATGCTTGGTCAAACTCAGTATTGATAAACCGCTGAAACTTCGTCGGCGTCAGCTCGGCTCCCTGTGTCTGGTCAACGCGCACCGTGTTCGCTGGGGCTGACGTTATGAGACCGTTGACATCTGTGTAGGTTGCAACGGTCCAGCTCTTGTGGCCGTAATAACATCAAGCGTGTCTTGCTTGCTTGGGTCTAGGTCTAGCGTGGGATTCTCCAGCGTGCCTATCATTGACGTGCGAGCGTCAAAGAGCAAATAAGGATCAAGGTCTAATGGATTAAATCCTCCACCTTTTGAAAACAATCCGGCGTTAAAGAAAATGCCAGCTTTGCCGTGAAGACCGGACTTAGCAGCATCAATACCTGGGTCTGGCCTTTGGAGCTTCATTCTTTCTTTTCTAAGACTAGCTCTGTATTAGTTGCAGAAGGAGTAATCTCCAAGGTGTCGTCAGAGGAAAACGTAAGCAGGAACTTTTCCTGACCGTCCGTTACTGGCGATCCTTCAACTTCAATATATGAGCCATTCAAAGCCTTCCTTTTAATCGTAAGATCTCCAGCGTTAGCAGACACATAGTATGTGCGGCCCCGCTCAATCTTAATGATGTCAGGATTGGTATCTGGGAATGTAATTGTCATTTTTATTTATGGTTAAGAGTTTTTCTCAGGCGCTTTCATTGACCAAACGCCGCCGATGATTGTCATAATTGCTCCAATAAGCTCAGGCATAAGATCAGCACTAAGCCATTCTTGTGCAACAAGGTAGCCTCCTCCAAAGGTTAGAAGGTGACGAATAATTCCAAGGATTTGCTTTTTCATAGTTTTGTTTAGTTAGATGTTAAGGGAGGATAAACCATTTACCATTTCCAGTAGTTCCAATTTTGACTGATCCATATTGAGAGTTAATGACATAATTATTACTCCCATTAATTGTATCTGAGCCATTAGCGCTAATGGTAATAGGTGAAGTCTGAGCAGTCCCAGCCGAATCTACAATTGTAAACACCCTCATGTTTGTTGAGGCACGATAATAAGCTGAATTTGTAGCTCTTAAAGATACGGTTCTGACTCCCGTGTTATCCATTAAGATAACATCCTCAAATCCCTGTGGCCCATAACCACCTGATGTAATATTAATTGAAAATGTATTTCGTTTGAATGCGTCAGCGCGGACATAATTTCCTCCCATTTCAATAACGCCCTGCAAATCATCGTTATTAAGGTTATTATAAGGAACTGCCCCACGCCAATGCAAAGCCCCGCGATGATTTGAGTCTGATGGAAGAAGGCTAGTTCCTAGTCTCCACGGTATCGGGCAAAGAAATACCGAATCATCATTAGCAGTATTAGAATCAGCTTGGGATATTCTAACTCTAGAAGTTGGAGAAGTGCCAGGCGCTGATCCCGAAAGATGAAGATGAGCAGTTCCAAATACTGTTGAGTTAGTATCTAAAATTTCTGCAATCTCCACCTGGTTTCCAGCTTGCACGTTTTGGCAATTTACAATCTTAACAGATGAATTACCATTTACAGTGATAGGAATAATTGTTGTCGAAGCAAGAATGTTAACATTAGAAATAGTCATGCGGGAAGAATTCTCAGCAATTAAAAATCTTTCAGTGTAGGCTTCGGCCTGTCCACCTTCAATGTGCGCTAGAGAAGCATTTGCGCTAACATCAACACGGTTTCCTGTTGTGTCTTGAAGTTGAATCCAAGCAGATCGAACAGTTTGTAATTTAATCCCAATATCACAAGACGACATAGAAACACCGTAAAAAACGTGACAGTTATTTGTGGCAGAACTACCATTAGAAAGGTGTAATCCAACTGCGCTGCAACTTTTAATATTAATTGAACGACCATTTAATCTAGCCGCGCTTGATGAATATATCCCCGTATGCCAACCAAGAATAGTAAGAAAGTCATACCTCCACCCTTCACCAACCCAAAGAGTTGCATTTGGATCTTCAGTGTTAGTGATGCCTTTTTTAGTAGAATTTGCAGGCCCATAAATCAACAATGTTCTAATCTGACCCCAAGAAGAGCTTGCGGAAGAACTTGTTGGAAAGTTAGTTGTATTACTTTCGTTAGGATTGTCTTCAATTTCAAAACCATTAACATCTTGAACCCATTGCAAAATTGTGCTTGTTGAGCTTTCTCCTTCAATAATTTGCCCTTGAGTTTTAAGTTCAATAGTAGTTGATATTTTATAAGTCCCGTCAGCAATAAAGACCCGTCCACCAGTGTCACAAGCCTTCTGGATCGCTAAGCCGTCAAGCTCTTCAGTAAGAGCTACACATCTCGGATACACCGCTTGAGCTAGCGCCAGCGTGGAGTATGAGCCGCTAGCAGGGTGTGAAGCTCCATCGCCAAACGCTCCGTAATCTTTAGGGGTAACAGCACCCGCTACGCTTTGTGTAGCTGATTGAGCCGATGCTGCCGCAGCTTCAGCAAGTACACGCTCTTGGTTTGCATATCCAGCTTGCTCTTCAGCAGTGTTAGCATAGGACTGCATTTGACTCAAATTAGCAAGACCTAAATAAGTAGACTGTTGGGTAGCAGTTCTTAAAACAGGATCTCCATTTGCATCAAAACCAACAGTTGTGTTAATTTTGTTTTGAGTAGTCGTATTTGGAGGTAAAAACGTAGATCTATCCTTAACCTCCTGATTGATAAGGATTTGCCTGTCAAAGCCTTCAGCAACCTCAGTGGCTGGCATACGTCCGGCTGTCTGGAAGTCCTTATCTTGGGTAAGTGATGTTATTCTATAGATAACCACAGAAGCCCCAGAAGCAGGCGCAGTCGCTAATCTAACCCCCTCACCAGCTTCTCTCGTCCATCCCGTGAGAACTCCAGCAACCTCAACTTTTACTTCTGATTGCTCAAACCATAGATCAGGCACATCAAAAATCTGCTTTGCGCCGTCTCCAGTGTAATATCTAGGAGTATATTGCTCAGTTACTGGCATAGCTGTTAATAAATGTTATTTCGTTGACTTTCAAGGTTAAAGTAACTTACTCGACGACTGGCATTGTCCTAATTACCTCTTCTACCATATTCCAAAATACCGCTGCTGTAGCAGCCTCTTCTCTAATCATCCCCGCTGCTTGAAGCGTTTTACGGACATCTTTAGAAAAATCATGGGAATTCTCCATGCTTTCAAGTGTAATTAGCCTCTGAGCGGCTGGAATTGCTTTTGTCGGATCATCAAGTAATCCTTCATTTGGGAAAACTGGAGGAGTATCCATCCCAAGTTTTTTAGCTAATGATATAAAACCACTCTCAGCTTTTGGGCCTACAATTGGAACACCATTAAAGTTATCAGTCATAGACTTTAAAACTAATTTATCTACATTCCAGTTTTCCTCATCAAAAAACTCATCATCTTCTCCTTCATCACGAAGATCAGCAATTGCAGCTCGTATGACTGAACCAAGAACTGCAAATCCTACACCATAGACCATTGCGTTTTTAACACGATCTCGCTTTCTAACAGCATTAAACATTTCCCAAAACGCTGATCCCAGTTTTTGGCGAGGTTCAGAAGCAAATGCAAAAAAAGCGCGAAGCGCAACATTACCCTGCGCCCGATTTTCAACCAACGATCTACGAGCTTTTCTGACTGGCTGAGCTACTCGTTCAGTTCTTTTGCCCGCTTCTTTATGAGCAGCCGTCTCAAGAGCCGTGCCAGTCAATCCCTGATCTTGTCTAATCTCATTTTTAACATGATCAAAAATTGCAGCGTACGTTGCTGTAGTAAAAATAGCATCTGAAAAACCAATTGCTTGTCCAATTTTATCCGAATAAAATGAAAGCTTTGTTGGTTTCTTTGTTCTTGCGTTTGAGTAAGCAAGCCTAACCATTGGTAAGGTATCTGCTAAACGGCCTTGAATATAGGGAGATCTCCAAGCTACAGAAAGATCTAGTTGGCCAGTGGCTGCTTTTGCTAGCTTCGACATATAGGCTCTAGCAGGAATTTGCGCTGCTGCACCAGCAACCTGGGATGCCTGTATAACAATTGTAGACAATTTACCAAATAAAGCCATTCGCGAAACCCTTGAAATCATTCGATCTAAACTAGCCCAAAACGACATGCCAACTGATGTGTCTTTAATTCCTTGTTTCGCAAGATCTTCAATCCAGCTTTGAAGCTGCCTAAGCCCACTAGCGCCAGATTTAGCCTCAACAATTTCGCGAGCTTCTCTGCGACCAAACAAGGCTTTCATGTCTCTTGTCAACTCCGCAGTCGCAATCCAATGTTCAACTTGAGTTTTGTGAGCTTGAAATATTTCAATTGCGCCCTCAACCCTAGGTTTAGCTATTGCTGACTTTGATCGACGTTTAAACATTGAAGGAGTAGCTTCCATCGCGCCAACCTGCTCACCGGATAAAGGGTCCATTACTGCCCCAGCAAGACCCCCAATGCTAATCATTTTAGGCGCAACTGTAACCGGTGAATACTCTTCGTTTTTAACTAAAGTTGAACCACGAATTTCTTCGTAAATTGGATTCACCATTTCCCACTCGCCAGCGTATTGCTCAGAATACCATTCCATGACCCTCATATCACGATCATCAAGTTTTTCTTCAAGCTGAACAAAAAACTCTGGAGTAAACTCCCATCGCTTACCATCTCCATCAAAGTGCCGGCGACCGTCTGCTTGTCGATACATCATTAACCAGTGAATAATCTGGCTTTTGGTCATTGATTTTGGCGCTCCTTTTGATCCCAAGCTATCCAGTTTTACACGTTCTGTTTTTAAATCATATTTATATCTATAACCTTTAACAACATCCCCATTAAAAAAATCTGCATAGAACTGAGATTCATCATATTCGCGCTCAACACGCATCTGCTCACGATCCCGATAAGATTCATATTCCCGATCTACCAGTTGATTAACAACATCAATACGACCAAAAGTTGAAATCAAGAATTGCTCAAAATCAATAAACTCACGACCAATTGATTTTGTGTTATCCCACATTGAACCAATAGCCTCTTCTGATTTTGTGATCGCCTCGTCAATCTCCTCGTCAGACTTGCCGTCTCTAAGGTTTTGTATAGCAGCCTCAATCATTTCAGAACGCAACGCTGCTTTGATTTTAGACTGAAGCCATCCCCGCTCATAAAACGCCGCTGCATTTTCAACAGCAACTGTCATTTCTTCCGCTGTTTGCTCTTTCCATTCTGCAAACCCTTCAACAATTGATGGTGCAGTATTGTAATAACCATCCCATTCAGCTGTTAATTGACCAGAATCTTCGCGAATTTGACGTTCTTTTTCCATCCCAGCAATAACAGCCTCGGCAGTAGTTGCTCCTGAGAAAACGTCTTTAATGACCTCAAATAGCCTGTGAACGGTAGCTCCCTTAGTTCCTTTATCTACCTCGCCTGTCTTAATAGTTGCCAATCCGCTCTTAATAAGCTTCTTAGCTTCTTTAGTCATCTCCCTTTTAATAAAGCGCTCAATAACATCGTCAGCTTTATCTAACTTTTTCTCCAAAAACTTTAACCGAGCTTCGTCAGTCTTGAGATTACCAATCTGCACAAACCCACCCATGCTGCCACGCAACTTTGGTGGCAACGCTTTAAGGATTGCATCATACATTACAAGGGCGCGTTTCGTCCTTTCTGTTGGATTGTAATCTTTTTTTTGTTTTTCGACTTCTCCCTTTAGCCATTCATCAGCAAATGTTTTTGCCTCAGATTTTACTCCGCGAAGTTTTGCCATCGCTGCTCTAAAGTCTGCTTTTTGACTAGCAACTGACTCTCTTTCACTAGCGAGAGCCTCCCACATAGATGCCGGAGAATCATCAGAAATTAAGTTTTCTTCAAATAACTCTTGAGCCACTTGATCAGGTGATCGGACTCCACCATAAAGCAATCCTCCAACCATGCCCTCGGAGCCTTCGTATTCTGCGCCAGGTTTGCGCCCAGTGCGCTTCCGATAAGCTGACCTAGACTCCATTGAGCCACCAGCCAAACCCTTGCCTACGTTCGCTATGAACCCATGCACCGGCATATCTTTAAGAACAGGAACATCTCCCGATTGCAATGCCTGCCCTTCCTTTTGTAAAATTTCCTGCTCTAACTCTTCCTGCTTTAACGCCTGACGAAATGCCGCTTCTTTTCGCAAAGACTTCATCGTGCGAGGATCAATAATCTCCGCTTGCTCAAATTCTTTTCCAAACGATTTAATAATTCTAGGAACATCTCTGCGAAGCTTGTTTAGCCTTTCAGCAATATCCTTAAAAACCATAGCCCTAGTCTCTGGTCTTTTAGCTCTGCGTTTTGCGTTTTCAGCAAGATCAGAAAGCATTTTTGTGTCACCTATTTGAAATGAAAGGTTAACCGGCTTTCCGTTCTCTTCAGTAATCGTAATATCAGCATCGTTAAAAATGACGTAGTTAGATGTGCCTTCTCCGCCTGCCCTGCTGTTGCCGTCAAGGTAGCGGATACCTTTGATGCCCTCTACTGT